TAACTAAATATTCATGATATGAAAACAGCAGTAGAATGGTTGGTTGAGCAAATGACACAAGGAGACTTCATAGCACTCCCAAAACCTGAATGGATTAAACAAGCCAAAGAAATGGAGAAAGAGCAAATGAAACTTTCACGCGTTCCGATTGCTTATGAAAATAAATCATGGCAAGGATTAATGGAAAGGCATTTTGAACAATGGTACAACGAAACCTTTAAATCAGAATAGAATGAACAAAGCTAACAAGGACAAACTCAAAGCTCTGGAGATAGAACAACTCAAAGATAAATATCCCAGCATGAGACCAGAGCTTATTCCTCTGACTGATTGGAAGGATACATCAGCCAATGGATTGACTAAGTGCATTATCTTTTACATCAATGCTTTGGGAGGACAAGCTGAGAGGATCAGTAGTCAAGGTCAATACAGAGAAGGCAAAAAGATTAAGGTTGGAACTGGAGAGATACAATATGAGAAACAGCTACCAGGCAAATGGACTCCAGGACAATCAACCAAAGGAACAGCTGATATCTCAGCAACTATAAGAGGCAGATCAGTCAAGATTGAGGTAAAGTATGGCAATGATAAACAGTCAGATGCTCAGAAACAATATCAAGAAGCTATTGAGAAAGCTGGAGGTACTTACATTATTGCAAAAACATTTGATGATTTTGTATTGTGGTATGAAAAATTCTCTTTACATTTGTAAAAATTTAAATTAATAGATATGCAAAATGATGAATTAACTCATGTAGGTTTATACATGAAGCTCCACAGAGCAAAAATGCACATTGGAAAGGTAGTTAAAAACGCTACGAATCCACATTTCAAAAGGTCATATGCTGATATCAATGCATTGCTTGATACAGTTGAGCCAATCCTCCATGAGAATGGCTTGATATTACTACAGCCAATCCATGACAATATCTTGTTAACTCAGATCATTGACATTGATTCTGGTCAAAAGGTTGAAAGCTGGTTGACATTGCCATTGATTCAGGATCCACAAAAGATGATCTCGGCAACAACTTACTATCGGAGAGCAACATTGCAAGCTCTCTTATCCTTGCAAGCTGTGGATGATGATGGTCAATCAGTGACAGCAACTGTAAAAGCTCCGAATCCATCCTTGTCAGATGAACAATTCAAGAAAGCTCTTGATGCTATTGCCAAAGGAAAATATACTCTTGATCAATTAAAGTCAAGCTATTCACTAACTAAGGAACAAGAGGCACAATTATGAAATGGCACCCATCAACATTAGGGAAGCTCATGACAGCTCCAAAGTTAAAGTCAGAGATATTATCAGAGACGGCAAAGTCTGAGATTAGAAAGATAGCAAAGGAGCAATTCTTTGGATACTCATCAACCATAGTCACAAAGCCAATGATGAAAGGCAAGGATTGGGAGGAGGAGTCAATTGCTCTTGTTAATCAAGTCAGAGGCACATTCTATGTCAAGAATAAGGAAAGATTTGAGAATGAATTCTTAACTGGAGAGCCAGATATCATCCTTGATGATATGATAATTGATATCAAGACATCCTGGTCTCTTGAGACTTGGCCAGCAACTCCAGATGAAGGAGTCAACAAAGATTACATGTGGCAACTATTTGCATATTGCTGGCTCCTTGGTAAGTGGCAAGCTGAGTTGATTTATTGCATGATAGATACAGATGATTTATTGCTTGGTGACTGGGATAATAGATCCATTCACAAGGTCAGTCATATTGATCCAAAGCATAGAATCACAGTCTTGAGATATGCAATGCTTGATGATTACATTGATCAGATGAGAGAGAAGCTCACAGCATGCAATGAATATTACAGTCAGTATATTAATCAGTTAAATAATAAGTAGGCTCTGGTAAGCTGTAACACCCCCATCGCATAAAATCGGCAATTGTGCCATGGGGGTTATTTTAAAAAAGTATATTAATAAGTTAAATAATAAGTAAAATGAATAAGAAAGAATTCTATCAGCAAGCCATGTTAATGGCATTGAATGGATTACTCTCAGCCAATGGCAATGCTTTTGAGGAAGAGTATGTGAAACCAAATGCAACAGTTGCTGTAATGGCACATGAATATGCTGAGGCATTGACAAAAAAGACCTTTATTGAATTAAGTAAAATGTAGTAAAATGGAATACAAAGCAAAAGGAAAGCTCATCCTAAAATCTGAGCCAAGACAAATCACTGATAAATTCAGAGTAATGGATTTCGTAATTCAAACTCCAGATGAGAAATATCCTCAATCAATCCAATTCCAAGTGATGAATGATCGCATCCAAGAGATGGATAAGTTCACAATTGGTGAAGAGGTTGAGGTGTCGTTTGATGTCAGAGGAAGAGAGCACAATGGTAAGTATTACAATACCTTGAATGCTTTAAAAATAGAGTCAAGCATATTCTGATGAAAGATATAACTGTTTGGATCCTATCCCTATTCTTGCTTGTTGCGGGAGTAGGGTTATTCTATTATGGCCTATACTTTTTTTTCGGAGCTATTGGAGTATTCACGTTCATAGCCTTAACTACCTTCTGGCTGGTATTAATAAGATTTAAAAAATGAAAACCATAACAATCTATCTCAAGACTCCAGATGACAACATCAAGGAATGGATGATCAGAGAAACAAAGTCACGAATCAGCAACCGATATAAACAGATCCACATTGCTGAGGATATCGGAGTGAATACAACTCAGCTCTGGAGATTTATGAATGAGTCAAAGGTATCTGAGGACTTTTACATCAAGTGGTTCAAATGGTATTCTAAAATATCATAACTTAGCAATGTGGAATTTTGGAAAAAAGAAGCCTATCTCATTGCCAGTAAAATCACTGGAGGGAATCCAATATCTTCAGACTTGGTCAGCCACGTCTATCTATTGGTGCATGAGCTTAACATCAGACCAGAGGATCTTCCAAGAGTCTTTGCAAGATATGCATACAACCAGTACAACTGGAGAGATTCCACATTCAATAAGTTATTCAAGACATACGATGAGCTCCCAGATATGGACTCAAGGCAATCAGATGAAGAGGCATACGAAGTCACAAAAGCTCAAGAGCTCTTGGATGACTATCTTCATCAGAGTCCTGAAGATGATCAGAAGATGTTCACAAAGGAGATCACAAAGATGCATCTGATGGGAATGACATATCGAGAGATAAGGACATTGACTGGCATCAGTCTTGACACAATTCACTTAGCAATAAAACAATTCAAATATGATTTATCTGATTATAATAATTTTACCAATAGGATTTGCGAGAGCTCTCCAGAGCTTCAATCTTCCTGATATTAAACCATTCAGCTGTCAGAGCTGTCTATCTTTTTGGATAGCAGTCATTGGTACATCATTCTTTGATTGGCACCTGGTTGGATTGGCATTCATCACGTATTTATTGTCTGACTTAATATTGATCTATGAAAGTAAGTGAGGAGCTTCATCAGCAAGCTGAGAGATATAGCTCAACAAGATCCTTTGCTCTGAATGCTGGAATGAAAAGAGAGCTCAGTGATTGGTACAAAGCAATGGGATTCGGAAAGCTCAATGTGGCTTGCTCAACTTGCATAAGAAATGCAATGGGTAAACTACTGAAGTCAATTAATGATGGTGAGCAACTTAAACCTCGTATTCATTTTATAGGGATCAAACAATGATAGTCACAGCTCCAATACCAGTATTTGGCAGATTTCCTCTTGTCAGACTAACTATCTCAAGACTTAAGAGGCAAGGAGTAACTCCGATTGTTTTAGGTCATGAGAGAGAGGCAATGGATATTGCTCAACAAATGAATGTTGAATTCATCTCCATTGACAATGATCCCCTTGGTAACAAATGGAATAAAGGATTCCAGGCCTCAAAGAATTACAATGCAGATGCTGTCATCTTCATGGGATCATCTGACTGGTGCAGTGATGGATACATTCAAAGATGCAAAGAGCACAGCAAGGACTTTGGGATGATTGGTCAACTTGGCTGTCATTTCGCTGATGTATCTGATGAGATTAGACTTGTCCATTGGAAAGGATACAAGGATCAAATGAGACAAAATGAGCCAATAGGAATTGGTCGCTTTCTTAATAGAGAATTTCTGGAGGCAATCAACTGGACTCCATTCAATCATCAACTCAACTCTGGTCTTGATTGGTCCATGTGGCTGAAGGCTATGAAATCAAATCAAGAGATTGGAATCATGGAATGTGACAACTCAGTGCAACTGCTATCCATCTCAACAAACAAATGGAGCAACAAGCATAAGTTTACAGATCATTGGACTGGATCGCTGAAGTCAGAGAGATGTGATGTGAGTCTACTGGATAAGGAGTTTAGTGAAATCAAACAACTTTTATAATGCAAGCACACATCTCAGAATCTCTGGCTGGCCTTGACAAAGGATTGATTGAAAAATATCAACTCATTCCTTATGAGAATTGCATTGGTGAGATTGTGTTCATGGGTATGTACAGAGAAGAGGATCTGGTATTATTGGCAACACATCTCGGCACCAGCACAATTGTTTGGTTCGGATCAGATGCCAAGGATCTTCCAGAGGATTGGATTAAGTTTGTTCAAATCTCAAGGAACATTGCAGTCAGTCATCAAGTGCTTGAGACTCTGGCATCCAAGGGAGTGGATGCAATATGGTGTCCCATCAATGCAGTCATTCCACATCACTATCCATTGGTGCCAAATGGAGATAAAATCTTCTGGTATTCTGGCAACTCTCCAGAGTATTATGGTGAGTCGCTGATCAACGAGATCAAGGAACGTATTAACATCCCTATCATCAGAGCTGGTCATGATACATTCACCAAGGAACAGCTTGTGGATGTTTATTCTCAATGCTTTCTCAATCTGAGATTAACTCCTCATGATGGATGTCCAAATGTCAACATTGAAATGGGCCTCATGGGAAGGAGGTCAATATACAATGGTGATCTTCCAGGATCAATTCCTTGGCAATCATTGGATGATATCTGTCAATCAATTATGAGAGAGTATTCCACTCGACATGTGGATAATGTGTATATTAGTAAAATTTATCATAACTTTGTTAACTATGAAAGAATGTCCACGCTGTTTATTTGATGAGACCATTGCATCAATAGGTCCAGAACAATGCGAATATTGTGATCTCCATGATGAACTGGAGAGACAAGCCAATCCCCTTGAGCTTAAGCACATAATCAGAGAGATTAAAGTCAAAGGTCACAGCAAGACCTATGACTGCATCATGGGTATCTCTGGAGGGATTGACTCATCAACACTGCTATACACAGCTGTCAAGTATTGGAACTTAAAGCCATTAGTAATCCATTTCGACAATCATTGGAATGCTCCTGAAGCTGTTCACAATATGAGTCAGTTGGTCAAGCTCTTAGGTGTTGACTCTATCACATACACTGTCAATAAGGAGGAGTATGATAGACTCAATGATGCATTCCTATGGGCAGGCACACCAGATGCTGATATACCAAACGACATAGCAATGACTAAGCTGATGTATGACACAGCATTCAAGTATGGCATCAAGTACATTCTCAATGGCCATGATTTCAGAACAGAAGGCTCAACACCAAAGGGATGGACATACATGGATGCAAAGTATATCCAATCCGTTTACAACAAGTATTCTGGACTCAGACTCCAGAACTATCCTCTGTTCACATTCAAGGATCAACTATTCTATGCTGCAATCGGCATCAAGAATGTTAGACCATTTCACTATGGATTTGACAGAGACACAATGGAGGCTGAGATGAAGAGACTCATCAACTGGCAAGATTACGGAGGTAAGCATTGTGAGAATGTTTACACTGAATTCGTTGGCTCATTCCTTCTGCCTGAGAAGTTTGACATTGACAAAAGGATTGTTTACTTAGCTGCTCAAGTGAGAAGTGGTAAGCTCACCAAGGAGCAAGCCAGAGAGAAGTTCAACATCAAGTCAGAGTTTGACATCACCAAACTTGGCTCAAGTGCTGAGAGGATGCTAAGACTGGTGAACATCAGAAAGAGAGACAGGTCAGAATTTGACAGATATGACTTTAAGAAATACAAGCATCTTATCTGGATCCTGGTGAAGTTGAAAGTGGTGCCATATACTTTTTATGTTAAGTATTGTAATTAATCGAACAATAATATATAGTAATAAAACTGACTAATGTATTGATATATTGGTTAGGATAAATCATGTCCAATTATGGCGTATACTCCAGAACAAGTTGATAAGTTAGAAGAACTGGCATGGATATATGTCCAGGAATGCTTGAACAATACAAAGTCAACAATATCTCCAAGAGGGGATGTTATTCAGATTCCAGATAGACATATTCCAACAATTGACTTTTTTCTCAATATATGGATTCCTTTGAGAGAGGGTATGAACTTAATACATAGGAGAACTTGGTATGATTGGCTGAGAGAGAATAAAGAGAAATCACACACTATTAAAAACATCGAGGGGGAGTTTGTTGCTCTTGGAAAGGACATTGTGGCCAATGAAGGCAAGGGGATATTCTATGCCAAGAATAAATTCGGCATGCATGATCGCCAACAAGTTGAGACCAAGAATGTAGACAAGTTCGATTTTGAATGAGTACAGTCAAAGGGTACAAGCCACATGACAAACAGAGAGAGATTCATGATGCCATCAACCATGGCCATGAGAAGTATTATGCTCTCAACATTGGAAGGCAGTTTGGCAAGACATTGCTTGGCATCAACCAATTGTTGTGGTGGGCCATCAATGATAAAGGTTGCCGCATAGCTTGGGTGACTCCAGTATATAAGCAAGGCAAGAAAGTTTTTGCTGATCTTGAGAGAGCAGTTGCTAAGAGTGGGCTCTTCACTTTCAATAGATCAGATTTATTAGTCAATGGCTTTGGCTCCACAATTGAATTCTTTTCTGGTGAGAGACCAGACAACATCCGAGGTAATACATTTGATTATATGGTTGTGGATGAGATGGCCTTCACAAGACCAGAGCTGTGGGATGAGGTCTTGAGTGCAACAGTCTTGGTCAAAGGAAAGAAGGTTATTTTTATCTCAACACCAAAAGGCAAGAATCATTTCCATAGGTTATGCATGCAGCCTAACTATGATGATAGATATGCTTACTTTCATTTCTCATCCTATGACAATCCTATGATTGATCCAAGAGAATTGGATGAAAGGAAGAGGTCATTGCCTGACCATGTATTCAGACAGGAGTACTTAGCTGAGTTCATTGACAATGCCAGTGGTATCTTCAAGAATGTTCATGAGTGCATTGGCACAGGAGCCAAGACTCCGAAGATGTTTGCTGGTCTGGACATTGGTCGAGCTGATGACTACACTGTGCTTAGTATCATCAACCAAGATGGACAGATGGTCACAGCTCACAGATGGAGGCATGATGAATGGACCAGGATTATTGACAAGGTAGCTGAGTTGATTAAGCAATACAATGCTGTGACATTGGTTGAGGTCAACAATCAAGGTGATGTGTTCTTTGAGATGCTCCAGTCAAGATGCCGTAACTTGATACATCCATTTGTGACAAGCTCCAAAACAAAGCCAATCATCATTGAGGACTTGGCTGTTGCATTTGAACAGAAAGCTATCTCAATTATCAATGAGCAATGGTT